GTTCGTACTGGTGTCAGAATACCCACCGCTATCTCTGGTGATTTTTGCCGTTTCCTTAGCTGTCTGCTTTACCCCGGCGTTTACCCCCATCCTGACCTCATTGGTCACCACGTCAAGGATCTGGCGCAAAGCGGCTCCGGCTCGTTCCATGGAAACGACGATATGATTCCCGTATCCATAACGGTCAGCCAAGCATAGCCACCTCCCATTCCTGGCAATAGACTTTTTCGGTTTTCACATACTCATCTGTGATTTTCGCAAAGCCTATTTCCAGAGATTCGAACAGTGCCTCGATGGTGTCTTCCAGCACGAAGTCTTTATGATCTGTCACCAGTCTGACGACGTACTTTTCGATTTCAATGTAACGGTGGTCATCTGCGTAGTAGGACTCCCCGGGTATTTCCCCGTAGTTTCCATATGGCAGATGCTCCGGCCGGCTTTCATAACCTCCGTAGATGAACCACTGTTTTCCAAGGATGTTCTGCATCCCTTCAACTAACTGAGTTCTGCCTGCCATGTTCCTGCATCCTTTCTGAGATAAAGCTCGACGTTATCGCCTTCTACGTAAGTCCGATACACAGAGTATTCGATGCCTTCGTATTCAACACTCAGCTCTCCGTCGTAATCTCCGTAGAATACGGTGATTTTCCATGCCGGCTTGATACCAGCCTGGAATGCTGCGTAGGTATCTCTCATATACAGACTGGAGACCTTGCAGAAGACCTCGTTGCGTCGGATTGTTTCACCGGTCACAACTCCGTTTTCGTCAGTTTCGACAGACTTTTTCAGCAGCACACACTCAGACTCACAGATGGTGGCCTCTCTGGTATATTCATACGGCATCGGATTTATACCTCCTGCCGTCCATATAGGTCAGCCTCAGCATGTCCTGATACATCTTCTGCCACATCTCCTTAGGCCCCGGATCTGAGTTGCCAAAGTATCCCTTCGTTTTCAGGATGCAAAGATGAGCGACTTTATCAACGTCCTCAATGGAAATGGAAAGGCGGTCCAGGTCATCCAGAACCGCCTTGATATACATTTCCAGCTCGCTGTCGTACAGCGTGGAGGCCTTGATTCTCATCGCAGCTTTGACTTTCGGCAGGATGGTTTTAACCTCCATCATGAGTTACCTCAGGCTCCAGTTGTGGGCTTCGCGACCTTTTTGATCTGATAAATCAGGTCAGGACGTAGCACCTTACCATCGTTGATGACCAGCGCCTTGGTGACTTCCTCGTTCTTATCGTGATCCATGTAGCGGACGGTGGAGAACTGCATGTTGGAGTTGATGGCGTAAGCCTCACCCGGTACCCACAGAACAGCGAACACTTTGCCGGCTGCAGCGGTATCGAAGTCGGGCAGCAACTCAGGTTCAACCAGAGTCACACCGTGGCCTTTGATGCGGGCGTCTACCCAGCCATCAACCGGGTTGACGGTCTCCGTATAGACAGGACGGTTGTTATCGTCCGCCAAAGTCATGATGTTACCTTCAAAGGTTCCGTTGGACATGATGTACTCATAAGGCTTGTTCTTCATGCCCAGGGGCAGCTTTGCCATGATCTTTTTCTGGAAAGTCTTCCAATCCTTCATCTCGTCCTCATTGATCTCGATGGTCTTGATGCCGGTCTTAGTCAGGATGCCTTCCAGCTGCTGCTTGGTAGGGTCGCCAGTCAGGATTTCTTCATCCATGGCTTTGACATAAGCCTCGGCAATGACTTTTGCCAGTTCAGCTTCAAATGTTGGAACAGACAGCACGGTCTGCAGCAGAGTGCGGGACAGCCGGATCTCTCCAATGTTGTACTTGAAGATGATAGACCCGGTGATTCCACCCGGGTTCTGCCGGTCAGAAACAGTGGTTTCAGTGATCCGTTTGAATGTGGCTTCGAAGCTTCCAATCGGGTACTCAACGCCTCCCGGCAGGTTCAGGTGCTTGACTTTTCCATACAGCCGACCGTGAATCTTTTTGACTTCCTGGATGATTTCCTGCTGAACATGATTTGGGATCAGCACTCCAAGGTTAGAAGATACACCGGCTGTATCAGCCCGCTGCAGGACACCAGCCTCCGGAGTTTTTCCAGAAATGACGTAGTCCATGAAGGCTTTGCGCTCCAGCATGTCATCGTCTTCCTTTTTCGGAGAAACGGGATTGGCAACCACTGTTCCCTCATTCAGTCGGTTAAGCAGCGCGCTGCGCTTCAGTTCCTTTTCCTCTGCTTCGGATTTCAGCTCTGCCTTGCGAGCCAGCAGCTCATCAGCTTCGGTGTTCAGAGCGTCCAGATCTGCATCATCCTTATCCATTTCGGTCTGGATCTCTGCAAGTCGGGCAATGATCTGCTCGACGCTTGCTGTTTTGATGTTTTCCATATTTTTACCTCTCTGTGTTTACTTTCAGTTTGAGTGCCAGTTTCTTCCGCTGGCGCTCGTTGTCGAATTCGTTCACCTTACGGGCAATGATCTCTGTGTGGTTGTTTGCGGGGATAGAAACCGCGGACACATCAATCAGTTTGGAGACCCGTTCAATCGTCTGCGTCTCACCATCAAAGGACGTGGCAGCCCGACATCGGATTGACATCTGTGTGATGTTTCCAGCCTGGATGTCTTCATACAGCTGTCTGGCCCGACTCGTTCTGGACAGGTCTGCCCAGATAAACAGGCCATGGTCATCCACTTCGATGCCCAGCGAACCATTGCCTGTTCGCGCATAAACGAACTGGTCATGGTCAAACTGGAAGAGAACGTCGCTCATGTCCGCCCCATCAAAAGCGTTGCGGGCGACTTCTTCATAGATCTTCCGGCCATTCCGCTCCATCAGGACATACTTGTCAAATGTTGTGGCGTACCCTTCGACATAGTAATCAGACTCGATCCTTTTCTTTGTCTCGGAGTTCACGGGCAGAAATGTCAGGCTTCGCTGCATCACTTCCTGGGTCGTTTCCTGTGTCATCGTTTTCCTCCTTTCTCTCGCTCTTTGCGGGAGTGCCTTCCTGCCGGTACTCGCCGCGGATATATCTGTGTGCTCCCTCGCCATTTGGCAGCGGTGGCAGGTTCAGGATGTCCAGGCTGGAGTCCATGGTCGCCATACCTCTGTCATAAGTTCCGAAAGCCACATCAATTCTGGATTTAATTGAGGCATACTGCAGCCGGTTGGATGCCATTTCGACGGCGTTCCCATCCATGATCTGGTTCCTGGAGAAAACGACCTTTGTCAGGACTTCACCTATCTGTATCAGGATAGGTTCGATTCTGGACTGGTAAAAGCCGTTCCATTCATCCTCCGTGTAGGCATTCTGTAGCAGCTTTTCGCCGACCCCCCAGTAGCTGTAGGCCATATTCTCCATCTGCTTGATATCGTCAGGAGACATGATGCTGGTCTCTTTTGAGACCTGGTCCATCCGGGTATAGCGGTTGTCATACAGGAAGGTGCCGGTTTTGTTCCCTTTCAGGTTCAGCCTGTTCAGTCTGTCCTGTTCTTCTTTCAGAGCCTCATCATCCACGATAGGCGCGTTCAGCTGACCGACCCACTGGACAGGCGACTCACTGGCCGCCAGCTTCTCCATGGACTTGTCCAGATCTTGTTCATACAGCGCAGCCACCTTCTTAAACGGAGCGTTGTTTTCGCCCATCAAAGTCGATTTGTTCTGCATCGTTCGCAGATGCCCGCACAGCTCGTACTCGATGATTTGTTTCTGGCCGTCCCCGGTTTCGTACTTGAGCCACAGCTGTCCGTACACATCCACGATTTCGCAGGAGTCAGGGCTGGCAGCCCACAGGCCGGAAGTCTTGCCGAATTCATCCAGGATCGGGATGACATAAGCGTTGTTCTCTGCCAGCAGGATGGTCACCAGCTGGTAAATGAACTGACTCGCCGTCTGGTACGGGTTCGGGTATTTGCTTACAAAATACTCCACCCTTTTATTCGGCTTTGTGAGCGTCGGCGTCGCTTTCGAGCACTCTGTGGCGATTTTGTTGATGCAGGCCCTTGCCAGCGCCAGTTCATAGATATCCCTGCTCAGATACTTATTGCCGGTCAGGTCTGTCTGTATCTGCCCACTCAGCATCTGCATCAGAAAATCCGGGATGGTGATTTGTGTCCCGTATGGCATCTGTTCCCCTGGTGCGGGGTCTCTGTTCCTTCGGTGTCGGAACATGTTGGTCAGGAAGTTATTCACGTTTCTTGTTGCCCTCCAGTATCCACTTGTATTGATCGTTGTATTTCGATTTGACGGTCAAAGCGTCAATCAGCGCTGCCATCCCGTCAATGTGTTTTGTTTCGCTTATCTTGAGCATCCGCATCCTCTTGCCATCCGCCTCGCGCTTGATAGCAGTGTTTCGGATGTGGCTTTGCAGCAGGCCATTCGTTCCTGTCTGGATGAGTCCCTGCATGATAAGGCCTTCAAACTCGGTCAGTATCGGGCTCAGGTTCGTGCCCTGATTGACATCATCCATCAGGAACCCCTGCTGCTTCATCTCATCGACGAAGTAGGTTGAACTGTACCTGTCGTATCCGACAACAAGGATGTTCAGCTTGTACTCCTTGCGGAGATCCACGAACCATTTGGTTACGTCTTTGTAATCCACAAATTTATCGCCGGACAGGCTCAGAAATCCATGTGATACCATCGCTGAGTAATCAACGTTGTCCCTCTCTGTCAGGTCCTTGAGCCTGCCTGCCGGTATCCAGAAGTGCGAATATACATAATTAACACCCTCGAAGTTGATGACGACGCAGGCGCTGGTCAAGTCGGTGGTCTGAGACAGGTCCACTCCTCCGACACACGCCATTCTCTGGAAATCTTCGGGCTTTATGACATCCCCCTGGGAAAGCCTGATTGCTTCCTGCGGGACCCATGCAGCTACTGTGTTCATCTTGATGTTGCAGTATTTGCAAATGAACTCATTTTTATAGCTCGGGCTTGCGTGAGCCTTTCGGATTTCTTTCTGGAGGTTCTTCTCAAAGAAAGAAACGCCAAGGTTTGGCAGCGCCTTCTTCAGCTCCTGAACGTCGTCCCATTTCTGGATGTCATCAATCATGAACAGGAAAGGCAGGAGGTTTTCTTCTTCAGAAGTCCCCAACAGCACGGAGGTGCATCTGGGAAACAGTTCATCGTAAAGCCCGCCGTCAATGAAGTTCGCCGTCGAACATGCCAGGTTAATTGGATCATGCCGCCCGCCCTGGGCTGACAGCATAACGTTCCACATGTCTACCGCCTTGACACCTTCCCACGCTGCAAATTCATCGAAGCAGGCAAAGTATGGGTTGAAGCCGTCTGACTTCTTGGAGTTGAAAGCCAGCGGGGAGATTTTTGTGTTGGTCTTTGCAATATAGAAATCTGAGCGTCGCTTTTTTCCCAGTTTCGAGGCTGTCTTGTTTTTGGCGATCATCAGGAGAGTCTGGTCATAGATGATGTTTGCCTGCTGCAGCTTGGGAGCGAGGTTGTACAGCTGCATACCCAGCTCAGGTTCTGTATAAGCAATGGTCATTTCCAGAGCTGCTGCGAAAGTGGATTTCCCCTGCTTTCGCCCGATGATGAGCACGATTTCCGTAAAGTGCCGGAATCCGTCTTCATCAACCAGACCGAAAATGCAGGCGACGATGTATTTTTGCCAGCTCTCAAGCAGGAAAGGACCTGAGCGCCCTTCGACATAACGGCACTGCGTTTCTATAAACCGGATCTTCTTCTCTGCTTTCAGTGGATCATACAGACATTTACCTTCTGACAAGCACTTTTCCACATACTGGATATTGAGCTGCATCCACTGACCCAGAACATATTTGCCATCCGCTATGTCCTGTTTGAATTCCTGCAGATAGGTAAATTCATCAAGTGACGAAGTCGTCAAAGTCATCGCTCTCCGTATCCAGAGAGATATTCAGCTTCTTTGCATCCGTCGGGGTCAGTCCCAGGGATTTCAGGTATTTCAGTATCTGTTCACCGTACTGCAGGTTGTTGAGGTATCCGGGGTGTTTGCTGATGTTTGTGGCTCCGGCTTTGTTCGTGTAGGGGATGAACTGCGCGAAGCCGTCAGCCTCTTCCCATTGCTGCAGGTTCAAGTCCCGCATGTAATAGGTCATAGCCAGCTGTTCTATCTGCTGGTCAAACTGTGGCCGATAGATCCCCAGCTCTGTCATGTCCTTGATGATCCTTTTTTTGTAGAACTCTTTGGATTTCGCTTTCACAGTATCAGCCTCCCTTCCATGTCGAATTTCGCCTTTTCGTTGCCGCTGTGCTCTTCGCCGTGGCATTTTCTGCACAGACTTTCCAGATTCTCGTCGCTGAACAAAATGTTCTGGTCATACTGGTTCTCTTCTGTGATGTGCTTCTTGTGATGCACCAGCTCCGCCGGAGTATAAAGACCTTTTGCCAGGCACCGTTCGCAAAGTGGATGCGCCTGTCGATAAGTCTTTGACTTATGCTTCCACGCCTTCGATTTATAGAATCTCAGGGCAAAATTCCGGGCGCCTGTCTTGTTGTACATAGCTTGCTTTCCTCCCCTAATGCACAGGCGAAGAAAACGCGGGTGCGGAAACAAGCAAGCTAAAAGTGTTCATTTAAGCTTCACCTGCACATTAGGAGAAAAAAGATGGCGGGCCCGGCAGGACTTGAACCTGCGCGCTTCGAGTTAACAGCCAGATGCTCTACCAACTGAGCTACAGGCCCGTGAAAAGGTTGTGACGGTTGGTTTTCTCTACAAAAAGAGGTATATCCCAATTCGCCCATCCTTTTTGTTTGTGATTGGCAGAAATACAAAAGAGGCAACCGCGCGCAGTCACCTCTTGTTGTTTTCTGTATTGGTCGATTCTTTCGACGATATAATTATACAGTAGATTTTTCCCGGAATTTCCGGAAAATACAGGGATCGATTTTGAATGTTATATCATTTCCCCCTTTGTCCGAACCTTTTAGCGTTTTTCCAAACTCCCCCGCACCGTTCCCCCGGAAAGGGCATCATTTCTGCATATAGGGGGGTTCATTAACTTTTTATTAAAATAATTTGTGTAAACTTCGGGGGGGGCGACGGACTCGGTACATTAAATAACTAAATAATTGATTTACCATCGTCTTCACCGTCCGTGTCTGTCCTTTATCATTTGTTTATCATTCATTCATCATTCTTTAATCATTCATATATCAATCAACGAATGAATATATTGTTATATCATTATTATCTATCTATTCATTCCCTGCTCTTCTGATGATTTCACTGTCTGTCTCTGCTCCGCTCAGTCTCTAGCATCAGAACCACCGTAGACCAAAAGTAAAACCCACGACCACAAACAAGCCATGGACATATGAGCATGGTCAAATGCTTTATTGTATTTTGATAAAAAAGTGAAAGTTATTTGATTTTAGCTGTTGACAGTAATCTAATGTGCATGTTAGATTGACAGTGCAATCAGGGTTACATCGGAAAGCTAGAAAGGAAAACGGCTCATGAAAAGAACAGAGAAAAATAAAAAGCTCTACACTGAACTCCAACAGAATCGTGAAGAGCTTGAACAAAGAGCCTCTGAACCCAAGCCTGACAGGCTGGCTAAACTTGTAGCTTGGATTCAGCTCTCTATCTGGATAAAAGACCTGATAGAGTGGCTTGTGCATCAGATGGGCGGGTAAAGTCCCCGCCTGTCTGATATGATTATTATGACTGGAGGGCAACATCATGGCAAACACATTTCAGATAGTAATAGCGGTTATCGCTTTGATTCTTTGCATTATTGCTTGGCTGATATTGGGCATCGACTTGCTCAACGGTTTCGGGAAATCGTTTAAAATTGGTAAATGAAAACCCAAACGGACTATAACAAAGATTACCGAAAAAAAGCCGGTATCATTTCAAAATCATTCACGCTTAACAAAGCGCTGTGTGATGATTTCAAAGCTGCATGCGATGCCGCGGGCGTAGGTCAGGCGGCAACCATCAGCGCATTCATGAAAGACTTCATAGCAAAACACCCGGTTAAATGACCGGGCTTTCTTTTAGATTCCAGGGATAACGTCTTTGACGCCTTTCATAAACCGGTGGACCTTCTGCATGAAACTGTTATCTGTCAGGTATTCTATTCCTTTGACAGTGATACAGATATTTTCAAGGCCAATGATCCATTCATCGTCCCCAACGGGTTCGAATTTGTAGTTTTTCGTGTATCCTTCTGACTTTAAAGTTTTCAGAATAAACCGTTTATAAGATTCCGGGATATCCTTCAAAACTTCATCAAGAATTTTCATATCAGGGTCGTTCCCGTGCTTCAGACAGTCATATAGATAGCTCAAAAGTCTATACACGATAACATGATAATCATCCTTCGCCATTGATTTACTCCCCTTCCTCTTCCGGTACATATTCGATCAGGTCACCAGGCTGACAGTTGCAAAGCGTACAGATCGTTTCCAGCGTCTTCCAGCTGATCCCCTCCACGTGCCTGAGCCGTGTCATCGCTCCCATGGAAATCGGGTTGCCCATCTGTTTTAGCTTATAGCTTGTATATCCTGCCTCTTTCAGCCGCTCGATTGGGAGCGGCTTTTTATATCTCAATCCCATATGGTCATCCTCCAATTACAGTCTATCACAAAAGCAATTGAAAAAAATTGCCGTCGGGCGTTGACAATCGTTTTAGATTGCCATATGATGAGGCCGTAAACAAAGCAACTGATAACAATTGCTATCAAGGAGGAACATCATGGCAAAGACAACAGCAACGAAAACAGCGGCAGAAATCAGAAAGACCCTCAAGGCTGAAGGGTACAACACAAAGGAAGTCACAGCCAAGGGCGAAACCTCCGGATACGACAGCATCGTTACCGTGACCATCCGCCAGGCTAACATCACAGCCGCTGAAATCAGCGAAATCGTAAAGCCGTTTGAAGAAATCCGGCGGGACGGATTCGGCGGGATCCTCAACGGCGGCAACGTCTACGTCACTGTACAGTATGCCGATGACTTCATCGGGCAGACAGTCAGCCATTTCGAAAACGAAGCGGCTGACCTGTGGACCATGGCAGACAAAAACAACAGCTTCTATATCCGCGAAGGCGCAAGGCTCTGCAACAACGGCATGACCAAGTTCATCAAACGCGATGGACAGATGAACGGCAAGCCGCTGGCAAACCTGCAGGCACTGGCCGAATGGCTGGCAACAGCCGACTACGGAAAGGCGACGGCATAACCCATCTGATGAGAGCCGGACGGCAACCGGCCGAAACGCCCACACGCTGGGCGTCATGGGAAGCCAAACCCAAGGAGGTATAGACATGATAAACACAGTTAAGGCAATCGCGATGATTACAGTCCTGGCGCTGACAGGATGCACACAGGCAGCCACACAGGCACAGACCACAGAGCAGAGCCACATGGTGAGTGCCGAAATCGCCGACGTCACAGACGGTATTGTGACTCTGACTTACCAGGACGCAGCCGGCCACTGGTGCGCGGTAGCTATCCGCGCCAGCTGGGCAGACGACGCAGCGGCACAGCTGAACGACATGGTGACATATGATACCCAGTCCGGAGCAGTCCGGCTGGACGGAGGACAGGCAGCATGACACGGGCATACATCGCAAAGGGTATCTATGGATGCCTTGCATATCTGGAGGTTGACGACATGGACGATGACTATCTGACCGACGCTGTACTGGCGCAGGATTTTGGAACAGAGCTACATGACTGGACAAAGTAAAAGACTGGATAACCCCAGTCTTTTTTGCGTCTATACCAATCCTGAAATCTCCCGCTCAATGATGTAATCCATCCCCGCCTTGCTCATCCCATGGCGCACCTGCAGGCTCTCCCATGTCCGGCCCTGGAAATACTTCTCCGTGACCAGCGTGCGCCCGGGTTCCTCCATCCGATCCCGCAAGGCACACAGGGTATCCAACAGCCTTTCAAGGGCAGCCGCACGCTGGGCGGCGTCCATTTCATCGCTGATCAGGCCGGTCAAAATGTCGGCCTGGGCGACGGGATTCTGACTGTGAGTCCCGTCCCATGACACGGCTTTTGGATGGGCCAAATCGGACTTTTTGTGTTCAACATCCCGAAATTCCCGCCGGGTGCTGGAAAGTTCTGATTTCAGTTCGGGGTAGCAGGACAAAAGTTTTTTGACGATTTTTGGATTCATAGGGCAGCCACCACCATGTGAAACATTTGGACGCTCAGCCATACGCCAAGCAAAAATAAGGGTGCCAAAATGGCCAGACCATACACAGCAATGCACACCCACAGAAAGCCAATGGCAACGTTATGCATGAAGTTCAGGAAAACTTCTTTTGATCTCTGGAAAAACTTCTTCATCAAACTCCTTGTTTCGGCAAAACTTCCATGGCGGAAAAGTTCTTGAGGGAAAACTTATTCAGAGAAAACTTTCTTCCGGAAAACTTTCACGGTGAAACTTTTATCCGGAAAACTTATCAAGGGAAAACTTTTGTCCGGGGAAAACTTTCACGGTGAAACTTTTATCCGGAAAACTTCCACCGGAATTTCCAGTCACCCACAAAAACTATCCGGGACAGAGGAAAGGGGAACCGTCCCGGAAAAGATGGAGTTCGGATGGTGTTTATTTTGGATAATGACGATTTTGAAGATACTAGAGATACACCACCTGACTCAATTGTACAAAGGAAAAGTCCGCAACGATTGCGGACTTTACTCAGGTCAAGGAAAACTTTCCAGGCAAAACTTATCTTCCGGAAAACTTTTTGGTCAAAGCTTATTTTCCAGAAAACTTCTTCAGCGCGGCGTCAATCACCCTGTTGATTCTCGTGTACACCCCTGATAGGGAATAGCCTCGCATCACTCCGACTTCCTTTCCGGAAAACTTTCCTGTGCAGACCATGATAACCATGTCCCTATCACCCGGCTCCATAAGGCCCAAAATTTCCTTTGTGAGAGCGATTCGTGTTCGGACGTATGTCAGTTCGTCTTCAATCGGTTTCGTCTTGTGACGGGGCTGTGCGTCCCTGTAGCGAGCCAATAGCTCATTCTCCAACCTATCCTTCTCAAAGCATTCCCACCCAAAAGTTCTCAGACGGTCCTTGAACTGGTTTCGTGTCATGCACCACACCCCACTAACCGGGGATAGTCCTCAAGGAAACGGGGGATTGAGAAATAATAGATTTCAGGATCAGTCATGAAATCCAGCAGTTCGTCAAAAAGTTTTGTTGTGACTGTCCTTTCATAAGCTGCCAGGTCTGCCAGAACACAATGGTCACGGGCAAGACTTAAGACAACACCATCGTGATCACGGTTTATGTACATGCAGACAACTTTGTCAGCATCTATCAGGCAGTGTTCGTGGACGAGAATTGATTTGTTCATTTGCTCCCTTTCTGTGTCCATCCACAACGTCCCACCCCATATCCCAGAATCCAATGTTCCACACTCCAGAGTCATCACCCCACACCCTCCGGCAAGATGGGCCAAAACCCCAGAACAAGGGGTTAGCCACATCTAACAGAGGGATTTTTATTTTTTCGCAGGAATCGAGCGCCGAACTCTCTATATAGGGGAACGTAACGTAACGTTGTGTTTGGTTTTCTATATATATTTTTTAGAAGAAAGAAGTAATAGGTAATTATGGGCTCCCGAGGGGCCTCAAGTCCCCTGTTCATGGGGGTTTGCGAGGTTTACGATTTTTTACGTCTTGCCCTCACCTTTACCACTTCTTGCCCTTATTTGAACGTCGGTTTCAGATTTTGTTTTGTCTCACACTGCTCCATGAGGACCTTTGCGGACTTCCCCTGGCGTGTATTTACCCCGAAACCCATTCTGTAGAGCAGCCAGATGTTCTGCTTGAAGGCTCTCATGTTGAGCTTCCTGTCGTCGTCAGTGTTCCATTTGTCGAACATGTCCAGCACCTCCTGCCGGGTCTTATAGAGGAAATCATCCTTCTCAAGCTCTTCGATGAACATCTTCGAAATGTCATTGTGGCGGTGATATTCGCCGTTATAGTCTGCACAAATTTTGCTTTCAGTCCACCCGTGCTTGTACAGTCGCACATAAGCCTCCACCATCAGCTTCATCCAGTATTCCAGTGCTTCCGGGGTGGTCATTTTGGTGATGAAGTTTGGATCCGGCTTGCGCACGGTGTTGAACATGGGTACCCAGCACATTCGGCGTTCAAGGGCATGACCTTTGTCAACAGTCCTCAGGTCAGAGTTTGATGTGTATATCAGTTTTGCCTGCAGCACCACAGACTCCGCCTCTTTGTACAGTCTCCTGATGGTCACAGTGTCAGCAGACGTGATGTTCTTGATGTGCTTGAATTGAGTCTTGCCGAGGGGCTTGTCTTCCACATCGTCCCCCAGGTTCACAAGTTTGCATGTCAGTGAATTGATACGTGTTGCGTCTGCCAAATCCTCAATGGAAAGCGTGGAACAGTTTTCCGGCTGATAAATGGTCTTCATGATCTCAAGGAAAGTTCCCTTGCCGTTGGACCCCTCACCACGCAGGATGTGAAACTTTGACAGCACCCGGACACGTTCAGGGTTGACGATAAGGCCATAGGCCATGATTTCTATCAGTCTGTTGCGATAGTCCTGCATGTCCTGCTGTGTGTACTTCGGTTCGTTGACGATCTGATCAAGGTATTCATCAATCGCCGGCACCGGTTCTGCGTCCGGGTTGTAGTCGATGTCGATGCAGTGGGGCGTGAAGTCATCAACAACGATTGGCGTGAATTTGCCGTCAGCCAGGAATCCGTTGCGCAGGCGAATCTTGAAGATATAATCCGCGGGGTACTTCTTTGCGTTGATTCGCAACCACTTCATGGCCTTTTCCACTTTGTTCGGATCCTTGACTGCAATCCGTTTGGCAATGATTGCAGCGAGTTCCTCATCATCGGAAATGAACTTCCCCGCCTTTTCGCTCCAGAACCAGACTTGTGACGCCCATTTTGCACACTTGAATTCACGGATGACCTGTTCTGCCACATCTGCTTCGTCTGTGGTTTTCTGGTCACCTTCGGACTGTTCAGCACGGGACAGACTGTCGAATTCCTTTTGCGGCAGGGGTTCGTCAAACACGTGTTCATTGATGAACCGGATGATTCTAAACCAGTCTTCACAGTTGTTCAGTTTCATCTTGTGGGTGTACAGCTTCCTGTTGCGTCCATCGCCCTCAGAGAGCCCCGTGAGGTCTTCAAAGCGTTTGGATACGGTGAATATATCGGGGAGAGCTTCCCGGGCTCCAGCGTTCTCTATTTCCCTCAGAACACCGTCTCTTTTGACCGTCACGCCGTTTGGACGGTTGGCACAGGTTAACTCCTCTATTTCAAATCCAAGGCGACACACGCCGTCTGTGCGCCTGTGACGCGGGGGCTTCTTGAAGTACAAGTGCGCTCCCCGGTTCGTCCAGACGATTTGTGTTTTTATGTCAAAGGTCTTGCAGAGTTCTCTGATTGACTCTTTCGGAAGATGGTCAATGTCAATGACTATTTCATCCTTTGTCAGCAGATACCCGCAGTCCTGGAATGACTCTGTGAAGTCTGATTTGTCAGCACCGGGTTTCGCATATTTCTCTCCGGGCTGAAACTCAATGAATGGCATGTCTTGCCTCTGAAATTCCCATTTTCAAACTCTCTTTCTACAGCACAACCACTCCCCATGAATCCAGCTTTTTGCGGATGATGCGCAGATAGTGGTTGAAGTCAGCGATTTTGCCAAAGTCCTTGAAATCCTTCAAGTCTCCGTTGTATACATACATGTTTTCAGGAGCGTCCGGGAAATTGACCAATCCTCCGTCTGCCCGCTTCTTGTACAGTTTTGTGCTTATTTCGGGTTTCCTGCAGGCGAACACGCGGTTGATTCGCTGCATCTCGTTGTCGTCTTTGTCAAACACTCCCTGATAGGTCCTTCCGGCTCTCAGGACATACTGGAACAGTTCCGGTTCCTGCATATGTTCACTGAGTACGTCTATGGGGTTCTTGCCATAGACGATTGCTTCCACCAGGGCGATATGCACAATCCGAATATTGTTATTGGAAAACAGCTTGTGCTGCCCTTTTTCGGGATTGAAGTGATACTTGTTCACGTCCCCGCCTTTGACCTTTATCTTGCCGTCCGGATAGACCGCCACATAATTGTTGACGTCCTTCTGGTACCATTTGGCAAAGGTATCCAGTTCAAGATACAGTCCCCATTTCTCTTCCCATTCGTGCCATATGACATCATATGAACGGTCATATTGGATTGGATTGTCGGGACACGGGTCGATGAATGCGATTCCATCGGTATTGGCGTTGACCAGCTTGTATCCGGCGTTGTACAGTTCCCGACATAAGTCAAACAGAGCCATCTGGCCGAATACACAGACGGTCGATGACGCCGCGGGGTTGTACAGGATGGAATATTGGTTCTTGAGGTTTCCATAAACGGAGTTCAGAATCAGCTTCAAGGCGTCGGAACGGAGTTTGTCCTTGTGTTTGATTTCCAGACGTTCCTTTCGGATGCCGTCATATTTGTCCGTTGCGTCGCCCAGGACGTTCAGGATGATTGCGATTGACGGATACATGGAGCCAACGTCCAGCAGCATGACGTTCTTGAACTCTTTCTCTCCAACCGCAGCGCCATGGATCCCTCCGAAACCGAAGACAAAATCCATGTCATACATCCTCAGTTTGCAGTTCTTGCCCTTGAGCGCTTCGGGACCTTTTTTGAAGTCGTTTGCCAGTTCCCACATGGTCCAGACTTCATCAGGCAGCCCTTCAACGTTTCGCCATTTATCCTTTGGGATCCTGAGCCCGGCCCATTTGACGAGGGATTTTTCCAGCAGGAGGTTTGCGGAAATGGTTGTGGTGTTCCACTTCATGGCTTTGTCATTGCCCAGCATTTTGACCAACTCTTCTTTGGTGTCAAAGTAGGAGTGCTTCCGAAGCTTGTACACCTCAATAGTGTTTTCAACGTCATAGCAGCAGTATTTCAGGACTTCTTCCTTTTCTTCTGCTGTCAGCGGGCGGTCCAGGTCAAAGGACACGTCTGATTCGATGATGGACTTGCCCATGTTGCCTTCAATGAGTTTCAAGCCCGGCATGGACAGGTCGATTTGCTGCATACAGTCTATGGATTGAACAGCACCTTGCAGGTCAACTTTGATTCCGTCATCTGAACCGTTGAGAATTTTGTCATTGGCAGCCTTGATTCCCTTCTGAGGCACGCCCTGCATCATTTTTGTGAGGATCTTGTCGTCATAGTGATGGTTGTTGTATCCACACAGGATTTTTCCATCAACGACTTCCCGGACCTTTTCAAATCCATTCCCCTCCTCTGTGAGTTCGTGTGACCAAAAATAATTGACAATCTGGTTGTCAATATTCTTGAAGACAACCAGACTGTCAAAACGGAAAACCTCAATATCGTAGAACAGGATTTCCCGGTCCTGCATTTACTTCTTCCTCGGGAATTTTTTGATGTCGCCGTACAGGGATGTTCCGAATGCGGCCTTGACTTCAACCATGATGGGGTGACCAATCAGGGTGTCTTTCTCAGAGACGGGGACCAGGAATTTCTCTTCAAACCGCTCATAGACCTTTGCCTTCTTCTGCGGGTCTTTTAGCCATTTTTTCATGTTCTCCATGTACTTGCCGTGGGTCATTTTGGACTCGTAGGTTTCGCCGTCGATTTCGTACTTGATTCGAATGGCAAAGTCGCCTTCCTCGATTTCCTTTATTTCGGTCTGGTAGATTTCACCTTTCATGTCCTCGGTGAATTTAGTCGTCTGTACGACCGGGTGCAGACTGCAGAATTTGTCATAGCAGTAGACGTCTGTGCGCATTCCTACAGCATTGTTCAGGGTTTCAAATGTCAGCCCCAGTTCTTCGTCAATCATTTTGTCGATTTTCAGGACTTTCTCCGGATCATCAATGTACTTCTTCGCGGTTGCGTCATAACTCTGCTTGTTATAGTTGACTTCACGAATCTCTCCACGTTCGTCATCGTAGAACGTCAGTGTGGCTTTGTTTTTGTCAGATGTATAAGTTACTTCAACGCATTCCAGTCCTTTGATGATTTCTTCCATTTTCATTTCCCTCTACTTTCTTGTGTATTCAATGTGGTTTTCTTTCAGCAGCATTTCTGCCAGCTTGATGTCCTTTTCCCCATGGACGATGAACGTTGCCACAAGGTCTGAGACACCTTCGCGAATCGTGTGCAGCGCCTTTTCAGCAGCCTCCTGCTCTCTGTCCTGCTGCTTTACAGCAGCCATAGCAAGAGTCAGGTCACAGGATTTCACGTACTCCCTGAACACGTCCAGAGAACGATCCAGAGACTGAATCAGGACCATGTCTTTCTGAACGTCTTCCAGGAAGTCAGTCATATTGGATTCGATTTTGCTCATGGAGACGCCTTTGTTCAGGTACCGTTCGTCAAACCAGTGGTTGAACAGGTCAGGGATGGGGATGTCGTACATGACACGCCGTTTATCCCAGATGGCTTTGATTTCTTCCTTTTTCTCTGCCCTGCGTTTTTCTTCCAGTTCGTTCACCTGTTCGCGGACGGTCCTGTCAGCATCGTCAATGATTCCCTGCAGTTCTTTGACCTGTTTCTCAAACTCGGTGTAGGAAGCAAGGATATCCTTCTTCATGTCAATCCGGCGGCGGTTCAGTCCATCCACGATTTTCCGTGTTGCTGCGATCATCTTTTTGGATGCCTGGACAGTCTCTTCCGTGACAACGATGGATGACACGAAGTCGGCAATATCCTGAGCCTGCAGTTTGTACTCCTCAAAGTTCTCAAACCTGACGACTCCTGCAGAGTAGGTGACATCCGGAGTAAGGTTTGTGATTTCGTTCATGGAACCTCCTATCTAAAGCGTGACGATTGATGCAGCTCAATCAGGGGCACGTCCTTGTTCCGCCTGTTGCCAAAGTAGAACTCCTTGCACGCTTTGAGTGAAAGGTGTCTGCAGGCATTTGCGAACGGGTCATATCCCCGGCGGATATACTGCTTTCCGACTTCGTTCAGGATGTGTTCGTCATAGTTCGCTTCCAGAAACACTGCGTCCAGTTTGTCCCCGGTGGGATTTGTGATTTCGCAGGTGTCGGTTGCATACAGGACCTTGAATCCGTCAAAGTCGATGAAGAAGTAAGTCACGTCAACATCGTGACACCCCATGACAGGGGTGATGGTGATGTTCCCCCTCTTGAGTTTGAAGGGTTTTTCACCAATCACCTTGTCAACGGGAACTGTTTGAGCAACATCCGAATTTCCATAAACTTTAATTCTCGGAAATTGCTTACGAATGGCGGCAAGAGTTGACTCCTTGATGTGGTCGCTATGCCTGTGGGTGATTAACAGGGTGTCGCATTTGTACAATGCCTCATGCATTTTCTTAAATGGGACCCCGCAGTCTATCATGACGTTTTCCAGGCGGACAGCGTTTCCTTTGGAGCCGGTACCGATGATTTCATAGTCAATCAATATCCATTATCCTGCCTTTCATGATTGATCCTGTTCTTGGTCATGTAGGC